ATGAGAATGCAGAGACAACCGTGGCCTGACTCATGGAAGGAACCGGCCGAGCAATGGCTGACGTATCTCACGGCATGCGGGCGCGCTTCCACGACGATAGACACCAGACGTTTGAAGCTGGCAGGCTTCGCCCGCTGGGTCGATAAGCCACCGGAACAGGTCACACGAACCGATTGTGAGACATGGATGGGCCGCGAGCATCTGGCAGCGGAGACGCGCAAGGGCATTCGGGCAACGCTGACCGGTTTCTTTGAGTGGATGCATGACCACGGTCTGATTGCCGAGGACCCCGCGGCGAAGCTGCCGCATATAGCAGGATCGCGGCCGCATCCGCACCCATGCCCCGATGCGGGCATACGCCTGGCTATGGAGGGTATGAGCGAACGTGACCGGCTCATGGTCCGGTTGGGTGCGGAGCTTGCGTTGCGGCGAAGCGAGATAGCGCAGATACGAGGCACGGACGTGATGGCCGATGCGTGGGGAGGGCGAAGCCTGATAGTGAACGGCAAAGGCAACAAGCAACGGCTTGTGCCGTTGACCGATGACCTGGCGGATCGCATCACCCAGGCGGGTGACGGCTGGCTGTTTCCCTCTCGAAACGACGGCGGAAAGAGCCATATCATGCCGGAACGTGTCGGCAAGATAATAAGCCGCCGTCTGCCAGCGGGCTATTCCACGCATAGTCTGCGCCACCGAGCGGCCACGCGCGCCTACGTCCAGACACGCGATCTGTTGGCAGTGTGCGCTTTGCTCGGTCACACGAGCGTGGCCACAACGCAAAGGTATGTGGCCATGCCTCCCGAGCATCTGAGAGGCATGGTCGCCGCGTTGGCGGTGTGACCGTATCGGCCGCATGAGCCCAGATTGATAGGATGCGAATATGAAACGCTTATCTGATTTCCTTACCTTGCTCGGTCTGCTGCTCAAGCTTGCGGGCTGTCTGCTGCTGATGGGCGCGGGCCTCGCGGTGCTGGGTATCTCGCTATGGCTTATATTCCATTGACCGGCACGATTCAACGTGTGAGGTAGCTGGTTGTGCCGGCAGGCCCCAGGGCGATGTAGCGGTGCTTGCCGCTGGATGCACCGATGTATCGACCCCAATCGTAGCCGTCTGCCCGTGTGGTCCAGCCGTCGAGGTTGACGGTCTGGCCTGCCGAATATTGGGCCACGATCTGTGCGCCGGTGCTTGGCTGGGCTCGCACGTTGAGTTTGGCCACGTTGACGCGCCAAGCGCCGGCGATGCCGTTCGACTGCGAAGTGCCGGCAACGGTCTTAGGCCTCAGGTAGCCGAGCAACCCGTTTTTGGTGATGCTGCCTTGATGCGTGGCCCCTGGGTTCTGGGTCAGGCATAGCAGGCTTCCGCCTTGGTCGGCGAGAACGATGGCCACATGCGTGTGCGGGGTGGCCGGAGCGTTGCCCCAGAAGGCCACGTCTCCCTTGCGTGGCGTGGCGCTGGCCGGCAATCGGTCGAATTTGGCGCGCAACGCGGGTTGTTTGTTCCATGTGCCGGTGTACACGCTTCCGGCGTAGCCGTTGCTGGTGTGCGTGGCTGACTGGGGGACGCCGGCCACGTCCTGCGCGTATCGGCTCCATAGGTCCCAGCATTGGCCGCCATAGGCCTTGTCAACGTCCACGGTCTTGCCGTTGTAGGTCTGGATGAATTGGTCGATGTTCATGATGGTTCCTTTCATATAAGAAGAGCGAGGGCAAGGTATACGAACACGGTGGCGAAAACGCCGGCTGTCACGGCGAGGAACAGGCAGGCCCCGATGGCCAGCAGCCAGTCGGTCAGGCCGTTCAGCGGCGTGTGTCGCTGCCGTGGATGAACAGAATCACGATGGCGAGGCCCAGAAGCCAGAGAATCGCCACGGTTTTCATGCCTGGGTCCCATTGTTCGGTTCCTTGACGCTGCGAAATAGCTGCATGATGGGGCCGGTTTTGATTCCGGGGTTGATTTCTCCGATGTTCTCCAGAATGCTGCTGATCTCGGTGATGCTGATATAGACGCCTGCGGGAATGATGAGCGGCACGGCGAATCCCATGTCAAGGTATTGCTGGCCGCGTTCCACGACTTCGGCCAATACCATGACGAGCACTAGCCCGCTTTTGTGCCATAGGCCCAACCGCATCTTCTCGCTGCTGATGTCGTGTTGCATGGCTGCCTTCATGAGCCCGGTGAGGTAGTCCAGGCAGATGAGAATGCCGACGATGGACAGGGCTGCGATTTCGCTTGTCTGCATGATGTGCATGGTTTTTCCTTTTCTCTTCGTTGATGGTCGGTTTATTCGTCGTCGGTGGTCCAGATGCCCATGAGCGAGTATTCGCTGGTGGAATTGTTGATGGACCATTGCCGGATGACGTGCCCGACTACGCATGAGTCGTCGGTGTCGGGGGCTATCTGGCTGTGGGTGATGCTGATGCGGCTGCGGCTGGTCACGTTCTTGCCGAATCCCGTGGGAACGGTAAGGGGGTCGTAGGAAGCTCCGCTGCTGGTGATCACGCCGCTTTTGTAGGTGAACACGGCTGATGCGATGACTAGATTGCCCAGGCGTAGAAGACTGTTGACGGTCACTGTGACTTTCGTTCCGTCGTAGCCGAACGCGCCGGTCCTGATGCCGAGTGTGGCCAGCTGGCTTTCGACCTTGACGAGTCTGGACGCGTATTGGTCCGTATCGGTGTCGTTGAAGTCGAATCTCTTCAAAGCGGTTTCGATGCCTTCGGCCTGCCGTTGCAGGATATCGGGAAGGTTTCTGACCGGCTCGTTGTCTTCCGGGTAGGGCAGTTGGAAGATTGGCGTGGTGCTTACCGTCATGCGGGTTCGTCTCCTGTCTTTGTCACGTAGCGCAAGGCTCCCAGTTTCCAGTTGGCTTCGTTGAATGTCGCGGCGCTTTTCAACGCCTTCATGTCCGCACAGGTCAGAGCGCCGCCGCTGGATGCGTCCACGGCGGGGAACAGTCGAACCTTGTGCGTCCAATGGCCTTTCCTGCCGGTCGCGTCATAGGTGAGCGTGCCGCCGATGATGGCCCAAGGCCCGTGCGTGGAGGGCGTGGTGCGTTCGAAGCGTGAGCCGATGATCATGGCGATGCGGGGGCGGCAGTAGAACCACATCTGGTTGAGCCGGTCGCTTCTGAAGGTGACCTCGGGTAACAGGGTTCTTCGGTTCTGCGTTTTCAACACGGCTTCCGCCCGCGTGGTATCGACCACGCCGATACTGCCATCCTCTCCTGAATCCGCCCAGTTCGCTTCGATGCTCAGGCAGGTTTCACCGTTGCGTTTCTCGGTCTCGATCTGTTTGATCAGGCTTCCGTCATGCGTCACCTCGTACTTTCGAAGGGGTGATGAGGTCGTGGCCTTCAAATGCGAGTATCTGAGTTCCAGCTGCGTGTAATAGGTGTTCGCGCCGGAAAGCTGCGGCTTCGGGTCTACGAGTATGTAGCCGGCATCCGCATATCTCCAATCCAAGCCGATATCAGTGTTGTCGTCTCCAGCGCGAACGCGCGGGCCGGTTAGCACGGTTTCTATGTCCCATCTCAGATAGAAGGCTTCGAATGACGGAACTTTGGCTGCATCTTTCGACTGGTAACCGATAAACAGCATTCGGTCAATTTCGAACATGTATTTGCCGTTGATCTGCCGGGTCTTAGTTGACTCAATCCAAGATAAAAGGCTCGCACGTTCGGAGGCGTCAATGGGTGCTAGATAGGTACGCCAAGGATGCCAGTGGCTGTTTATGCCGTCATTGGCCAACCATGCGGCCATTTGGCTGACTATGGTGCCGCTTGGCCACCATTGGAACCCGGCAGCGTAATTTTCGTCTCGGTTCCAGTTGGGGCCTTTGCGGCAGTCGGTGCGCAGGATATAGAGACGATCGGATGCGGTGACGCTTATCCGGTTGTGTCCGGTTTCTGCGGTGAGTATCTGTGTATCGGTGATGAACCCGTCGAACATGCAGAAGTTCACCGGGCCGGGAAGATTGTTGGTCCAGTCGGGGGTCACTGTGATGCGATGGCCGAGAAGGGTGTCACCTGTGCGCGCGTATCTTCCGTTTTGGTCTATGAGCGTGATTTTGAGCACGTTGGGCACGGTTTCGGCCCAGGGTTCGGTCGTTCCCCATTCGATGGTGAACGGCGAGAGAGGCACCGGCATTGAACCGCCGTCCTCACTGTTCGGCAACTGTTCCAAGTCAAGGTACACATGACAGGTCTCTGGCAGTTTGTTTGCTGTGCTCATATTGCCAGTTCCTTTCCTCTTACTCGGGCCCAACGGTCGAGCGCGGTGACGATCTGGCCGGCCACTTGGTCGTTGTCGAGGTTGCCGTGCGCGTCCACGTTGATGTTCACGTTCACGGTCGCCGGCCTTGATTGGTCGGAGCGGTTGGAAGGTGCCGTGAGTACGGCGCGGGCAAGCGACGGCAACGGCGTGGCCTGCGTGACGGCCGTGATTTCACGGCTCATGGCGTACCGGTGTGCGGGGAGCGTGGAGGGGGCGAGTGCGTAGCCTTGCGCGTTGATGCCGTTGGCCGCGTTTTTCGCGCCGGTTATCTTGCCCCATAGGTCGGATACCCATTTGAAAGCGTTCTTGATGGCCCCCACGATGCCGTCGAATATGCCGAGCACCTTGTCCTTGAGACCGTCAAAGAAGCCCCTGACGTTATCGATGGCTGTCTTGCAGGTGTCCTTTATGTTGTTCCAGGTGTCGCTTCCCCATTGCCTGATGTTCTGGAATACGCCGGTGAGAACGCCCGTGAACGTGTTCCATTTGTCACCTATCCACTGTGCCGCCGCGGCTCCGGCCTTTTTCACCGTGTCCCAGTTCATGACCAGCAGGGCCACGACCGCCACGATGGCGAGGATCACGGCCACGACTGGCAGGAACGCGAGGTTAACGGACCCCTGGGCTATGGCGACGATGCCGGCAACCACCGAGTAGGCGGTCATGGCGGCGTTCAACGTGACGATCACGGCAGCGACGGCGGCAACGGCCGCCACGAGGGGCGTGAGCCATGCGCTGTTCTTCTGGACCCAGTTGGCGAGTTCGGCGAGTTTCTGTGCCGCCGTGGTGAGCACCGGCAGCAGCGCCTCTCCCAGGGTGGCCTTGGCGTTCTCGAACGCGGCGGCCATGCGCTGCTGCTGGCCTTGCGCGGTGTCGGCCTCGCGTGCGAAGTTGCCGACCGCCTTGCCCGACTGCGCGGTGATGGCCGCCAGGGTGGCCTGCATCTTCGCGTTTCGGTCGCCGCTCTTGTACAGGTCCCCCAATCCCATTGAAGCGGCCTGAGCCTGAAGAGTCGCGTCGTTCAATGAGATGCCGTATTTCTCGATAGGGTCCATCTCCCCTTTCAGGGCCGATGAGAGCGCGTCCACGGCTTCGGAGGTACTGCCGCCGAACATGCTTGACAGATCGGCGCCGAGTCCAATCAACTCGTTGGTTTTAGAGGCCGATTCTTCCACGCTCATGCCGAAGTTCTGCAGCTGGGAGCCGACCAATGTGGCGAACTCGTTGTACTCGTTTTTCGACAAACCCACGGACTGCGCGGCCTGGTTGCTCCATTCGAGCATCTTCCGCGCACTGGAGCCGAACACCGTCTCCACGCCGCCGATGGACTGCTGGAGGTCCGCGGCGTTCTTCGCGCAAGACGCCGCGCCGGCCCCGATTGCCGATAATGCGGCGCTTGCGGCCACGGATGCCTTGCCGAGCTTGTCCTTGAAGCTCGCTGACGCTTGTTCCGCCTTGTTCATAGCCGACACGGCGCTGGTGGCGTCGCCGATGATGCGAATTGCCAGAATGGCCGATTTCACCGTTTCACCTCACATTCCCGCCTTGCGTCTCGCTTGTTCGGTCTCCTCCGCCTCCTCCTGGAGCAGTCGCGTGCATGTTCCCCAGTCGGCTTCGTCCGGCTGGAGTTCACGCCGCCACTGCCAGGGGGTGCCGCCGAAGCGGGCGGCAAGGATGCAGCTCAGTTCGCCGAGGCTTCCGCTGTCCCATTGGTCGAAAAACCCGGCGCGTCCTGGGTGTCCATGTCAACTGGACTGTTGACGGTTTCTAGGGTTTCGGCGTCCTCGTGTTTGATGTCCTCGACCTGCACGACGGAACGCACCCATTGTTCGAACGGTTCGTTGAGTTTGCCTTCCTGGCGTAGTTTCGCGTACACCTGGTAGGCGGCGAAGGTCACCGGTTCCTCGGCCACGGTGCCCAGGTTGTTGTTCTTCAGGTAGCGGGTGGCCATGATCTGTTCGAACATGGTGACGGTCAGCTCCTCGGTGGTGCCGTCGGTGTAGATGACCTTGGTGGTTTTCATGCTGCTCATTTGCTTGTGTCTCCTGTTGTTATCCGGTTGATTATTTTCCGCACCGCTTCCTCGTAGAGTCGTGTCCACTGGGGTTCGGTGTTCTTCGCCGCCTGGTTGGCGAAACGTGTGGGCTTGATGTTGTGTTTCGGCCAGCCGTAGTTGATGACGCCCGCGTAGGGCACGCGCTTCTTGGAGCCGGCGCGTATCACGCCGGCCTTCTGCGTGGCCCCGGCTCGCACGGACTTGGCGAGGTTGCCGCTTTTGCCTTTGGGCGCGAGCCGTTTGGCTTCGGGGGCCACGACCTGCGCGGCCTGCTTGTTGATGTCGCGGAGGTCCTTCATGTCCACGCCGGCCTTTTTGAGGCCGCGTGCGAGCTGGCCGGCCCCTTTGAGCTGGATGCTCGCGCTGCCGTTCGCGGTGATGTTGCCGGTCATGGCAACGTGACAGTGGCGGCCGCGATATTCGGATCAGCGGGCGCGGCGGTCACGCTTTGGTCCGCGCTGGCCGGCTGCACGCTGACAGTTAGGGTTGCCGTCTCCCCTGCCTTAAGAGTCACCTGTTTCGGTGAGACGGTCAGGCTTTTGGGTCGGGGTACGCCTTGGCCTGCACGTCGAGCGCGGTGAAGCTGAAATCGTTGCTGTTGCGGGTCTTCACGTCGCCGCCGAACTTGATGGACGACACGATCACGTTGCCGGTGAGTTTCATGGTGCCTTCGGTGTTTGGCACCCATTCGAACGGCAGCGTCTGGCCGCTGTGGTTCAGACACCACACCTGGAGGCCGTCCATGCTGAAGTCCTCCTTGATGCTGCCGGTGAGCGCCCACGTCTCCGTCTGCATTCCGCCTTCAACGTGCCCGTCGAGGAAGTTGTCGTTGTCTTCCGTGTCGGTGGAGGGTTCCAGGGCTGTGTTGATGACGTCGGCGCTGAAGTCGCGTGCCGAGTTGGTGGTTCCGATTTTCAGACTGCCGGGGCCGAGTGTTCGAATGGGCATGGTCATTCTCCTTCTGTGAGTTCCAATGGGTTGAGCGTGATCTCGTAGGCGGCGAGGCTGCCGACGCCCGCGAGGCTGAAGGATGCCGGTTTGGCCTCCTTCATGTTCAGACGGTGTTCGTGGAGCCGTTCGAGGGCTTCCATGAGCAGGTCGAAGGCATCGGCCTGCGTGGCGGGAGTGCCGGCGATGAGCGCTATTCGCCATGTGCGGTTGACGTACCGCCAGCCCTCGAAGCTGATGTCTGGCGGGTCGATGAGCACGGACACCTTGCCCGGCAATGGTCGGGCCTCCTGCGCGTCGATGGTGACGGTGCTGGCGAGACTTCCGAGCATGTCGGTAAGGGTCTCGATCAGTCGTTCGCGTTCCTGTATGGCTGGCGAGCTCATGCGATCACCATGCCTCCGGTGGGAACGCCCACCGCGTTGAGTTTCGGCCAGACGCTGCGCAACGGGTCGGTGCTGATGCGGTAGGGTTCGAGCGTGGAGTCAGCCACGTTCATCACGCCCAGCCGCGCGTCCCTGGCGTTGTACAGGTCGGCGGCGCACGCGGTCACGCAATCCGTTTTCACGGTTTCGGGCACGCTGTAGCCGCCGATGGCCCCGTTCACGTAGTCGATGGCCGCGTCGATGGCGCGGCGCACGCGTTCGTCGTCTCCTGCCGGCACGCCGATTTCGTCGCGTACCGCCGCCTCGTATGTTTGCCACTCCGTCAAGGTTGATGACTCCTTTAGATGCTGTAGAGAAATGGTGCGAACCGTTCCTGATTGCATACGGTGCCCGAGGGCAGGCTTATCTCGCACTGGTAGGAGCCCGCGGGGATATGCTGCGGCAGGCCGGAGGGACGCAGGTATTCGCCGTTGCCGAGACTGATCTGGATGCGCGGGCTGTTGCCCGCAAGCAGGTAGTCGCCTTCCGTGAGCTTGAGGGAGATGCTGCACACGGCCCAGCCTGACGCGGTGCCGTCCGCGATCACGTCGGTGCCGTCCGGCGTGAACGTGACCCCGTTGCGGGTCAGCGCGGATGCGAGCCGCGGCCACAGGTTAGGCAGGCTCATACCCCCCCCCGAGAGATTCGTCACGTCGGGCCGCATCCAAGCGGGCGGAGTGGAACCCTCGGTGAGCCTGATTTTCAGGTTGCCGTTCATCAGGCCCGCATTGTTGCCGCCCTTGTAGATCTTCAGCTGCAACGTTTTTGCGTTGGCGGAGGTCACGGTGAACGACTGGTTGTTCTTGCCCGCGTAGACGCCTGCGCCGTCTGAACCGTCCGTTTTACGCAGGCTGACGATAACGTCGCCCAGCGTGGTGATGTTGCCGTCGAAGCCGAGGGTGAGCGTCCGGCCTATGTACGCGGTCAAATCCAATACCGGCCATTGCACGCCCTTGCCGAGTTCGACGGCCTCCGCTGATGCGAGGTCGAGCGAACCGTCCTTGGCGACGGTGACGTTCAGGTTGTTGCCTGATGCGGGCCCGTATTGCAGCAGGTTGAGGCTTTTCACGGTGACGGGCACGATGGTCTTCAGCGCGGGGTTGACGGTGCTGGCTATCGTGACGCTGGTTGTTCCCGGTTGTTTTCCGGTGATGCTGATGGTGGTCATTGGTTCTCCTTGATGCCGATAAGGTCGGTGCCGTTGGTGGTGGCGGCCACGGTCTGTGGTGCTGTGGCCGGTGTCACGGTGGCTTCGATGCTCGCGGTTTCACCCACGCGGACGGTCAGGCTCTCCGGTGTGGCCTTGATGCCTGTGGGCGTCACGCTTTTGGGGAGAACTTCACCGGAATGAGGCCCAGCGGCTGGGTGGCGGCTACGGCAAGGTAGCCATAGACCGAATAGTTTTCGGTGAGTTTGGTCGGGTCGCCGTCGCTCAGCTGGGTGGGGCCGCCGGACTCCCATACGGTGACGGCTTCGGGGTCGATGAAGCAGGCGGTGCCGGCAGGGGCTTTCGGCAGCATCTGCACGGGGACTCGCAGGAAACGGCCGGCGATGCCGGTGAGGTCGAAGCTGCCGATGGTGTCGGAACCGTCGCCGGAGAGGTCGAAGAAGCGGGTGCCGGTGTCCTTGAGCTTAATCAAGGCGGCCATCACGTCCTTGGATACTCCCAGACGGGTGAGGCTCACGTTGCGGTCGTCCGCGAGTTCGGCGGCGTCCATGATGAGGCCGGCCCATTGGTCGATGGTCATGGCGGCCAATGCTGCTGGCGCGTCAATCTTGTTCGCACCGGTGGCGGCGTCACGCTGGGTGGCGATGGTGTTGTACAAATAGGTGCGTACCGCGTTTTCGGTGGCCTTCGCGTAGGCGTTACGCAAGGCGGAGAGCGCGGTGTTGAGCATGGGCGTGGTGCTGCGTTCGATGGTCTGACGGGACAGGGTGGTGTAGCCGCCGTAGGTGTCGATGCCGACGCTCTTGGTGCCGAACGTGACCTTGCCGAACGGCAGCGCGCCGCCTTCGTTGGTCTGTTTGCCGGTGGTCGTGGTGTCGGTGGCTACCACGTTGTATTCCATAGTCATGCCCTTGGCCGGCAGCGTGTCGTGGGTCAGCAGGTTGGTGACCTTGCGGCGCATCTGGATAAGTCGCAGGTCGTCCGCGATCCAGGTGGTGGTGTTGCCGGTGTCGCCGGTGGCGATGAGGTCGCGGCATTCGTGCATGAGCTGCACGGCCGTGTCCTCGCCCCGGTAGAGCGCCTGTAGGTAGTCGCCTGCGGTGCGGTATTCCGAGCCCAGCGGCTTCGGATTGTCCGTGCTGCCGGCGTGCGCCAGCGCGGCCTTGAGGCTGCGTTGTTCGTCCTTGATACCGTCCAGCATTTCGGCCAGTTCCTTGTCCATTCGGGTTTCCTCGCTTTCCTGTGATGATGGTTTTCCGGTTTCGGACATGTTTTCGAGAGGTTCGGCGCTGCGTTGGCCGGTGATTTTCGCCGCCTCGTAGGCCGGCCATGACACCACCGACGTTTCCAATAGGCGGACGCGCTTGCGGTGGGTGATGCCCTGCTTGTCCACCTCGTTTTCGACCGGGATGAAGCCGACCGACAGGGAGTCGAGGGCACCGTCTCGCAGTAGGGTCGCCACGTCGCGGCCTCGCTGCGTGTCCGAGATTCTGGCGGTGATGTGCAAACCGTCCTCGCGGCTTTCGGTGCCGGTGATGCGGCCGATGAGTTCGCCGTGCTGGTAGCAGAGCTTGGCGTTGTCCGCGTCATCGAAACGGCAGTCGGGGTCGAACGTCTCGGCTCCTTCCCAGGTGTCGATGATGCTGCCGAAGGGCACGGCGATGCCTTCCAGCGTGCGGCCGTCGCCTTCCTCGGCAGCGCGTAGGCATACGCCTTTGAATCCGATTTCGTGACGGTTCACTGGTTCACCTCTTCCGGTTGTGGCGCGTTGATGAGCGGGGGCAGGGCCTCGCGGGCGCGCACCTCGTTGATTTCCATCCACCCTGATTCGAGGGCGGTCTTGTAGGCGTTGAAACGGTCGCTCATGTCGGCGCGGCGGCTTGAATCCCAGTCGAACGCGGCGGTGCGGCCTCGTGGCAGCAGCCTGTTGAACAGTTCCTCTATCTCGCCCGCGTAGGCGGCCAGCGTGTAGTCGGCGAACTCAATCCAGCTTTGTTCGATGTTCGAGTAGGTGAGGTTCGAGCCATCCACGGCGGCGAGCATGATTGAAGCGGGAATGCCCAACAGTCGCGCGATCTGCGTGGTGTCGAACTTCTGGGTTTCCAGAAACTGCAAATCGGCTGGCTTCATGTCCAACGGCACGTATTTCAGTTTGGAGCCGAGCACTTTGATGTCGCCTGCGGTGCCGGTGGCCTTCCATGCCTCCTTCGCGTTCCTGGCGATGTCGGGCGTCACTTTGTCCTCGGTGGACAGGTAGCCCTTGAGGTTGCTGGAGTCGGTGTAGAAGCGCGCCTTGTAGTCGCGTGCCATCTGGGCGCTTTCGACTTCCTCGCGTGCGGCGCTGATTGGGCCGAGGCCTCGCAGTCGGCCGGGCACGTTCAGGAACTTGCAGTGCACGATCTGGTCGGCCGTGTAGTCCTGGCCGAGATACGAGTAACGGAGCTTCGGCGCTGCCGGGTCCTTGCCGTCATCCGAAACGGTCACCAATGAGGGCGGCAGCACCTCGCAGGTCACGACTTCGCCGGCGTAGCGCACGAGTCGGACGAAGGCGTTGCCGTCCAATACCATGCTGGCCACCATGTCGGCGAGGAAGTCGCGGCGGCTTCGGTTCACGTCGGGCTGGAGGATAAGAGAGCTCACGGTGTCGAGCTTCAACCCGCCTCGCATCTCGTGGATAGGCAGGCCGGTTATCGCGGTCTGCAGCACCTGGACGCCACGGAACACGGTGGATAGGCTCAACGGGTCGCACACCGGCTCTCGGCTGGGTGGCCTGATGCCTTCGGGCATATCATCCGCATCGCTGCGGGTCAGGATACGCCCGGCGAGCTTCATACGCTGCCAGAGGCTCAAACGGTTGTTCATGCCGCCGATTATGCGAGGCCGGCACGGTTTCCGTCCACCACCGTGCCGCCAAGTGCCGCCAAGTACCGCCAAGTACCGCCAAACGTCAGTAGATTTGCAGAGGGCCTGCCTCTTCGGGGCGGTGCGCGGCTCCCCATGCGGCCAACATGCAGCTCTCGAGCGGCGAGGTGAGGCCTGTGCTGCCGCGTCGGCTGAGCCGCCATGCGTCGCCGGCCCATTTGCGTGCCGAGTTGGCCGCGCTGGCGTCAAGGTCGGGGTCGGCGGCATGTTTGATGGTTCCGTTGTTCAAACCGCTCACGTAGCTTTGTCCGGTGGTCAGGAAGTCGGCCGCGTCCATGTCCACGAACTCGATGACGGGGTCGCCGTTCCGGTCGGTGAGATTATGCAGCCGGTCGGAGAGGTCGGCGGCGGTGCCGCGTTCATCGATGACGGCGGGCGCATGGTAGGTTTCGCACAGTCTCGTGATTTCGGCGGGCGCGTATCCGGTGCCGTCGAGAATCCTCAGCAATTGCGTGGTTATGGTGCCGTCGCTGTTGACGATGCCGGCGCTGATGCTGGTATGGGTGGCGTCCACGTCAACGGCGATGCCGAACACCACCGGCCGGTCTCCGAGTTCGGCCGGTGTCACCGGCATGGTGGCGGTGGTGTTCCATGTGGTTTCGTCTATGGCGCGGTCAGTGATGCCTTCGTCGCGCCGGTTGCCGAACGCTCGCGCCCACCCTGCCGGGTTGTCGCGGAACTGCTCGTGGAAGTCCCTGAGCTGTGATTTGTCCCAAAGCAGGCCGGCTGCCGGGTGGTAGCGCATGATGGCGTCGAGGTCTTCGGGGTCTTCGCCCGAGGGCAGGCCGAAGTCGAACCAGCAGGTGCGGCGCGACTGTTCGCCCTTGCGGCATGTGTCAAGCTTTTTGTTGAAGAACGTCGAATCGGCGGTGCCTTCGGTCGAGGTTATCCATAGTTGGGGTTGCACGCCGGTGGCCTTCAATCGGGTGGCCATAGTCGGCATGAACCCGTCGAGAATCGTGTTGCCGGTCTCTTCGGACAGTGAAAACGCCTCATCGAGTGTGATCTTGTCGCCCTGGACTCCGTGGCCGGCAACCTTCGTCACTGATTTCGGCATTATCACGCTGCCGTTGACGAATGGTTGGCGGAGGTCTCCGGCCCCCATGTAGGGGCGTGTGGTGATGTCCGCGAGAGGTGACGCCTGAATGGTCTTCAGGTATTTCTTGAAGTGGTCGCCAGCGTCCTTGCCGGTCTGTGCAAGATAGTAGATGAACCGGTCGGGCCCCCACTGCGAGTTGCGTGTGTCCACCGCGTCCACGAGCGTTGACTTGCCGCATTGTCTGGGCGTCGAGAGAATCACGGTGTCGTAATAGTAGGTTCCGGTTACGGGGTCGATTTCACCGGCCACGTCTGCCACGAGCTGCTGCCACGGCAATAGCGGGGTGCCGAGCAGCTGGGCGAACCTGGCGACGATGGGCCCATCCGTCCGTCGTTCGAGATTACGCGGGGTGCCGCCGCGTACCGGCGTCATGCCTTCGCCTGCTGCAGCAGGTCGGCGAGGGCCGGGTTGACTTCCTTTTCCTCGGGGAACATCTCGTTGAGCTCCTGGAACCACAGAAGCAGCTGGCCCATGACACGGCTCGTGTCGCGGCCCTTGGCGTTCAGCACGTCGAAGTTGCGGGCGATGTTCACCATCGTCTTGCAGATGAACACGGCGCGCGAATTAAGCTTGCGCCCATGCACGAAGTCCTCGATAAGCTCCTTGGTGGCCTTTTCCTGCAGCCCCGCCATGATGTTGTCGTAGGCTTCGAAGCCCGGCAAGGTTTCCTGGCTCATTATTTTTCAATCTCCTGTTTTCGTTGCTATTCCGCCGTTTTCAAGAATTTTTTTGCTCGTTTCGAGAGAGAAAAAAACTTGGCGCGGGGTCTTTTGGCCGTCCGGCCGTTTAAAAAAGCGACTACCATTGCGGCCTCGCGTCGATTCGTTCGCATTGATTGCGCAGACCGAGCTCCGCGAGCCGTGCGCGTCGCGCACGCTGCCTCGCGTCCAGCAATTCCTGCGTGAGATGGAGCGAATACCATTGTCTGGCCGTGAGCTTCGCGCCCTCGTTGCGATGCTCGGCAGCGAGCCGGTCGAACACCGTGGCCGCGCCGGGGTCCACCACATGCAGCTCGTAGTCAAGGGCCAGCCATTCCTCCAGCAGGCGCGGGTGCGCGCGAGTGGACGGCAGCGACTTGATAAGCCACACCTCGACCGGCGCGTTCATTCTCGCGAGCTTGTTATAGGCACCCTGCCAAGCGCCCTGCGCCGTGGCCACGAGCGGGCCAGTGGCCTCGTGCTTCACGTCCACGTCCATCATCAAAGCTTCGGCCAAACGGTCGAAGTCCAGGATAAGCGCGCCACTGCCGGCATGTTCGGCCACATATGAGCTCTTGCCCGCGCACGGCGGCCCCATGACCACATGCAACGTGGCCCCATAGCCCGACAACACGCGATTGCTTCGGCTGATGTTGCAATGCTTGCACGCGCGGCGAATGTTCGCAACGGTGCCCTGGCCACCGGCCTTGAACGGAATGATATGGTCGTCCTCTTCACCGACCTTGGTGCAGCCGGGAAGATTCAGCCAGCATTCATTGCCCCACAAGTCGATGACGGTCTGCCGCACGCGCGCACCGACAACCTGACGCCTCGCCATCACTCCACCTTCCCCTTCTGCGTCTTCACCCACATATCCAGATCGGCCAGCTCGTACATGCACGGCGAGTTGATGGCGTCACCGGCCTTGAACCATGTAGGGCCGGTGCCGTCGCATCTCATGCGTTCCATCTGCCTTTTGCTCATGCCCACGTATCTTGCCGCCTGCGCGGTGGTCAGTTTCGTCTTCGGGTTCACAGCAGGCCCACCCACGCCTTGAGCGAGGCGATAAGATCGTCACGACGGAACCGGTAGACGCCGGCGATGCGTTCCGGCTTGTGAATCACCGCGTAGCCACCCTCTTTCGAACTGGACAGCTGGCGAAGCACATGCACGCCCTCCGGGTCGGCGGTGCGAGCGATCATGTTCAGCTTCAGCAGCTTGCGTACCTGTTCCTCGGTCACGTACTCGCTTGACACCGTGTCATGCTCCAGACGCGGAAGATTCCAACGAATCGCGTTCTTGATGTCCTTCGTGCGCTGTGCCTTATTGGCCGGAACCTGCCGCCTCGCACGTTTCCTCGTCGGCCTGTAATCCACCGCATAACCCATAATCTGACCTCGCTTCCCTGTAAAGCATTGATTGAAATTCCGATTGATGTTCTGATTGATTGCCCCGGCCACCTTGGTCTTTCATGTGGCCTTCGGGTGGTGAACGGGAGAGCGGGGAACCCAAGCCGGAAAACGGCCGGAAGCCGCAAGGCTTCGCCAATCATTTCCGGTAGGGCTCCCCCAAGTGCTTCGTAACGGAGCCACGGTTGTCGCTTGAAGGAAGCAGGCCGAAGCCTGCGCGCAAGGTTACGACCACGGGCCCGCCCCATTTTGGCGGTGATGCACCCTGTTGCGCCCTGACAATGCGCCCGTGGCCGTTCAGTAAACCCGCATGACGGCCCCGCGCCGCCGTTGTAACCACGCCACCACATGACGTGTGTTTGTAACGCGCTGGGCAAGGCGCGGCCGGGTACTTTAACGCGCTAGGATCCACCGACGGTCGTAACCCATCACGGCGCATGAAATTATCGAAGAAGAATCACAGGTGTCTTCGCCGCCTCGCGTCCACCGCGAAAGCATCATTGATGGACGCGCGCAACGCCTCCACCTGAGGGAACGTCAACACCTGACGTATCTGGATATCCCCAGAATCACCCGTGAGATAGAACAGGCCAGGATAATCCGGCACCGCCTGCACCTGAAGCCTAGAAGCCATGCCACGCCTCCAAACGCTCAGGCAGTTCCGCGGTCACCATGCCAGCACACAAACACGTCACGCCCAGCAGCAGCCAGAAACCACACACCGCGAACACCAAACCAACGAACACCGCCGCGAACAGGAAAAACCGTCTATACAGCCACCCGAACATCACGACACCACGCCTTCATCATCGACGGACAACTGTTCCGCATCGGGAATCGACCGGATGCAGCAGATCAGCTCATAACCTGCGTATTCGGGTATCGAACCCGACGTGAGCACTATCGCCGGCGCGTCCTTGTCGTCCGTGAAACAACGCACCGGGCCGCAAGACCACTTCACACTGCTCTTCGTCTGCAACCGGAACACCACCAGATCACCCGGCCGCACCTCGTTCGGAGCGGTCGTAATTTCATACCGCATCACGACGCCTCCCTCTTGCTTGAATCCCTCTGAAAGAACCCGAGCTGGCGCTGGGCCAGCCGAAGCTCGTCAATCCACTGCTGCAAATCAGCAGCTCCCACCAGACGCGAGTAAGCGCTGCCGTCATCGCCGATGACAGACACCATCACCTCGTCCCTGTGTCGGTCATGCACGACCACATTGATCTGGGTACTCATAATCCCACCTCCATTGGCGCATCTGCTTTGCAAGCAGAGGGTTGACAACGTTTAGGTTCCTTCCCCCGCCGTAGGCTTGATAAGGAAGAAGAAACAAGCCCCATGACGAACCGACGAAGGAAGGAAGAATAATGGGAGTTGACGTGATGGCTTCGCTTGCTTTTGCCGGTATTTCCGCTGGCGCGGCCGTTGGGGCCGCAATAGCGGCGGTAATAGGCAATAAGAAAGCGCAGGGAGCCAACGACATCGCCGCGCAAGCGCTCGGGAAGAGCGACAAAGCGAACGAGTTGAGCGAACGCGCGAACCAAATCGCACAAGATGCGCTCGAAGTCAGCAGGAGCCAGCACCTGCGAGAGACGACGCACGAGGTCGTCGATTGGACACTCGAGATTGATGACGCAGGAGTGTTCACCCTGTCCAATATCGGCACCGATTCCGCCTGCAATGTGGCCGTAGTCATCACGGGTGTTCCCGAGGAAGGATGCGAGTCCGCAGAATGGAGACTCAACGAGTCTCGGAGGATACAGCACGACATTCCGGCCGGCCGCCAAATCATTATCGACACCCCGCAAATACGCGATGTAGTCGAGCAGGCCAGAACAACCTTCCTTTACATCCCCGGCGTCTACGATCACAGGGCGCACATGGATATCGAAGTCACAATCTACTGGGAAAACTCCGTAGGAGTCCTCTCTTCGAAGGTCATTAAGCGTCATTTCGACTAGAATCTGCGCTGGAGTCATCACGCCACCTCCAAGGGCTTCGCGTAATCGGAACGGCCAGTGAGGTAATCAAGGCTCACATCGAAGTAGTCGGCGATACGAGACAAGTCACGAAGAGTGAAATTGGTACGGCCGTGAAACTTGTCGCTCACGGCCTGCTCAGATACCCCAAGCACGCTAGCGAGTTCACGCTGCTTAACGTGATTGGCTCGCATCAGCTTTCTTAGATTCTGAATCATCATCATTCTTTCAGTATTAACTACAGAATATCTGTAATTAATACACGTAAATATCTGTATATGCAACTACGAAACGCCAGTACTTACGGAATATCCGTAGTAAAATATCAAAACATGACAGCAACTATGGCAATGCCGAACGCAACTAAGCGTAGGCAAGACGTACTAGCAATGAACGTTTCTCGAATGCTTACCGCGCGTGGCCTGAGGAAAAAAGATTTAGCTCACGCTATGGGTGTATCCCCTCAAGCGATGGCATCACGCTTGCAAAGTAAAGCCAACTGGACTCTTGACGAAGCATGTTCAGCTGCTGACTTCCTTCACGTTTCACTTGATTTACTCATGAAGGATAATTTAACTGCTGCGGAAGTGCTGGGATACGCAAATACCGCCACCTCGGATGAATCCAAGAATGGCGGTATTTCTGCGAGTAATGAGTGGGGCCGCAGGGGCTTGAACCCTGGACCGGGCGATTATGAGTCGCATGCTCTAACCGACTGA